TTGTATGTACCCCCCTTTTTCCGTTAGCAACTCAAAACAGGGGATGGTATGTATGGTATATATGGTACTAAGGAGGTCGAGGCACGGAGCCACGGAACAGTTTCGCTCTGGGATGGGCACAATAGTTAAAGCCATGCTTGAATATCGCCTCCTAAACTAAGCACCTGCCACGTAACTTGCAACTTTCGATTGAACTTGCAACTTTCGATTGAACTTGCAACTTTCGATTGAACTTGCGACTGTTATTCGATGGCGCATTCAGCAGACCAATTATATTCCAAACACCACGGCGAAGTGCTGCGCCTGCATCAGCTTTCACGCGCTGAATTGCGTGCGAAGCGCCGCGCTGAATGGAAGCAGGCACAGTTAACCAATCCATCAAATGGCGCTCAGCAAGAGAACAAAGGAAGTACTCGAACATCCTGAGACCAACCTCCCGGCCAAGACTCTGTTAAGGACTTTGGCTGAAGCTGGCAAGCGAGTCGATGTTGTGACAGACCCGGAGGAAGTGTTCCGCTTCTATGCGATGTTTGTGGGAGACCTAGAACGCACCGCCGTCGCTGCGCACCTGCCTCTTGAACAGGTTGTGGAAATGGCCGCCGCAGGCGACTGGACCAAGCGCATCGCCGTGCTGATACGACTACAGAAATCCGCCGTCCCCGGCGACGTTGAACGCGGAGTCAACCGTGCAATCAATTTCATTCAGGCGGATAGAATGCGGCGTGTGATTGAACGCGTTGTAAACGCACTTAACAACATGAGTGCTGATGAAATGATGTCGAACCTTTTGTGCGTGAGTGAAGACCGCAATGGCGGCATTACAAGCAAGATTCTCACGCGCCCTTTCGCGGACCTTGCAACTGCACTTGAGAAGTGTCACGCAATGACTTATCAGGCGTTGAATGATACGGCTACAGACCGTAAAAGTAGAAGCGAACACGAGGATAGCGCGACCGCCTCTGCCGGTGAACTGCACATGGCCCTCGTCGATGCGATGTCCAAAGCACGCAAGGCGGTAAGCGGACCGACCGCAGGCGGCTCAACTAGCTAGTTTACCTTAGAACCTATATCCTCCATATCGCATACCACGACAATCGGTTGGTGCCGTTGCTATATGTTCCATATCGCACCCTAATACGGACCGGGTCCTATTCTACAGAATTGCTCCATCCCCCTTACGGCTGCCGGGCTACAGGGCCCGTAATAGGACCGGCAGCAGGTCGTCCCGGTTTTGCGACAGTCCTGGGGGGTTCCATGCCAAGGACTCTCGCTTACGCCTTATCGCCGGAGACAAAAAAATTGACATCGAGGGGCACCTCCCGGCGCGCTTTATAAAAATAAAGTGTGACACGGACCTCTCGGCTGTGGTAGTGTTGGGTTTATGGCTAGAGAAAAAATCGAAGTCACGGTTGTCCGAAACGACAAAGAGAAACAAGAACAGGACACTAAGTCTGGCCTGTTCATACCCAAGGCGCTCCCACATTACGACATCAAAAAGATTGTCGGTGCCGCGGATGCGCGCATTGAAGATTCAGAAGGCGTCAAAGCTTTCCTGGTGGGCTCGCAAATCAGTCACGAACAATTGGTTGAACTTTTCAGCTATACCAAGACCTACGAAATCACAGTGCTCGACGGTAGCACCCAACGTTAAATGAGACAATAGCATGAAGTATCGTGACGGGAAAAACTGATGCCGTTCATTCTCAGAAAAAAAAAGGTGACAAGCCGGAGTAGTTGTGGTATAAGTTAGTTCCGAGGCACGGACGGGAACCTCGGAAAACAAAGGGGCGCAGCGCCCGTCAAGGCATAATGTTGAGCCTATTCCGCGCTGCGCCCGTTGAGCAATGAAACGAATTGTTTTCCTACTATTGGGCCCGGTAAGTCTGCTTATGGCGGCTGGCTGTGCGTCGTCTGTCAAGCAGATTGGACAAGTCGGTAACGTCCAGTTCTATCGGGTTCGCGCCAACTCTTTCAGTGGTCCGAACATTGCGTCCCTCGTGACCAAAAACGCCAACACAGGAGAAGTCAACATCCAGCAGACCTATGCTGGTCCCGGGCTCGGCGCGGCGACAATCTCCGCCGTGGGCCACGTCGGTGCCGCGGCTGTCCTCGGCACTTCTTTCCCCAAGAACATCGGCGACAATATCAATGCGTCTGGCGGCGTGGTAACTGCTTCGTCTTCGGCGAATAGTTCAAGCCATGCTTCACCTACGACGACTATTTCAAACACTTCCTCGGCAACTGGCGGAAAGTCGCATCCGGATTCTCCTGGCAATGACGGGACCCCTGGTAATGGCGGAAGTAACAATCCCCATAACCCGTAACCCGGCTCACGGTGCGAGTGCGCCGTGAGCGTATGGAATATATCATTTTCGCCGTTCTCGCTGTTCTGTTTTTCTTTGCAGTCACCAGTGACTATGCTAGAATCGAAAATTGAAATGAACGCTGACACTCTTTGCAATCCGAATGCGGAGGCGCTTAACCGCGCTCTGCGCCAGCACGTCCGGGACAGGCTGGTAAAGCAAGCCTTGGAAATCAAGCGGCTCCGGGGAGTACGTCGCCTGCTCCGGGGCGAGTTGAATCGCAGATTCCGGGAGGAATAGACATGTCCGATCCCCTTGAACTTCGGCAGCAGGTGGAGATTGAACGACTTGCCCCCGGCGACACGTGGGATGCCGGGCGCTGGTTCGTCGTTTTTCGCTACAAAGATGGATGGCATTTCTACTGGAAGTTTTTGGCGTTTAAATGCCAAGACCTAGGCAGATTTTTCGATGAAAACCACATTTGGGAAATGAGAAATTTTATGTCCGGCCAGTGGGGGAAAGGCGTCATCATCCTTCCGCCAAATCCCGAAGAATTAATATGAATCTAAGAACACAAAAAGCATGGCGTGGAATTGACTTCGAGGAGATTGACCCCAAAGGGACGTGGAGGAATCAACTTGTTATAGCGGCGCTGGAGTTGGTTCGCCAAGAGGCTGAGCTACCCCCGGAGAATAGAAAACTCAAGTTTATTCATGGGATGCGAAACGACGAGAAGGTCGCGGGCCTTGACGGGCGCTGGCAATCCGCCGTGAATGACTTCCTAGAAGCTGCCTCCTGTCTATGTTTTCCAGTCCCGGAGTTGCAATAATGAACTACGGAGAGCCGGTTGAGAGTTTGGCCAACTGCCTGCGGGAGACCAGGACGGCACTGGAAGTTATTCGTCAGAATGACGCCTATTGGTTTCCCGGAACCTCAGGTAGTCAGTATGCAGAGATGTGTGAAAATTCCTAGCTGGATTTATCGCCCCGGGCCAAAGTCGTATCGGCAGCAGGCCATCGACCAGAGCAATCTTCGTGCCATCGTTATTATAACGAATCTGTTGGCCTTTCTCTTTTAAAAGATAATTGAACTTGCCACTTGCATACGCGCCCGCGTTGTGCGAGTGTTTAGGCATGAGCAATACAGACACTTTGAAGAACGGCCTTTTTCACGCGTCATTGGGATTCCCCGCCGGGGCCCTTATCCCCTGGCTCGGCGTCATCACTCTCCAGCACACCCGTCATTCGTCCGCCCAATGCTTACGGCCCGAGTGTCGCAAGTGGGTCAAGGGCGGAGTCATAAATATCTTGGACGGAGAACAGTTGGAAATCGACGAGGCATGTTTCGTGGAGGTTGAAGTTCGGGACAATAAACCAGTCAAGGCACTGATTCGGCTCCAGTATGATGACAATTGTGATGTCTGTTTCGCTTTGCTTGCACCGGAGTCCGGTAAGGCTATTTGCAAGACTTTATGGACACTCAACTGTAATGACCATCACCGTACGCTCGACCTCTCTAAATACGTCAAACCCTAAAAACCTTGTGAAAGTCAAAGAACTGATTAGCCTGCTAGAACGCATGGACCCCGAACACGAAGTACTCGTTGACCTTATTTCCTCCCACGCGGGAGTAACCGGGGTGATAGAGGCGCGTCGCAACTGGCCCAAGCCATACGACCTGGACATAGTCCTGTTGACCACTGACGATATATAAAATATGTCAACCGACGAACATGGGCCCTTACTCTCGCGGGTCTGCACCCTGCTCTACCTGTATCCTGCGTGTTGGGAGTCGGTGGTTCGGTTGTGGAAGAACGGATTTGGTGAAGTGGGCCAGGGCTGTCTGAAACTCGCGATGTCGCACCGTGACTTTCCCGGATGGGTTGTCAAATTGTTTAAGCGGCAGAACCTCTGGAAAGAGGACTGCTCCACCAGAGGTTTGATTGTGCAAGAGTTGATACCGTTCTGGTTGCCCAATGCAGTAGTATCGGAACGTTTCGTAATCCAGCCGAGGGCAGATGGGGTAGGCGGAACCCCCGACGAGGCACTTGCAGCTATTCGGGCCCAACTGGCACCGTTTAAAAATTCTTGTCCTTTCGATACCCATCCAAAGAATACGGCTTTCCACCAGGGACGCCCGGTTCTTTTGGACTATGCCCTGAACTGGAGACAGCTTCCCTCACCGTCCGGTGTAAGTTTGAACATGACAATCCTCTAAAAACTATGAATCCAACTGAAAGTATATTAGCGTTTACCGGCCTGATTGAATTATTTCTCGTCCTGGTGTTGCTGTGGCGGGATGCCAACAGGCCAGCACAGCGGAAACATTTCGTGGCCCGCGTGAGTAAATTTCCGCGCAGCTACAGAGACTCACAGGGCACTTGGGTAATTGACTAATTGACTATCCGGCCCAAAAACGTAACTCCTAAGTGTGCGCGAGTTGCCACGAGATATTGGCCAAGGTCAAATCGCTAAAGTGGCGACAGAGGCACCCGGGGATAACAAACCGGGTGCCTTTTCAGTTTGGTGGGAAAGTGAATGGTTCCGAGAATGGGAAAAATTGGTCCAGCAGGAACAGAATAGATATGAAGAAGGAAAGTAGATTGCTATGGAACACCCTTGAAGCCCTCGCCGCATTGGTGTTTGCGGCCATCATCGCGCTGCTGATTGGCATGGGGACTGGGGCTGTGAGGGTTCCGAGTCGGGGGTCTCTCCCGGAAAGGGAACAGGCTCAAACGGTCTTGGTTGAAACCGAGGACGGTTGGGGCAGCGCGGTAACTATCATTCGCGGCAACATATGCCTTGCTTGGACTGCCGCGCATGTCGTGGACAAGTATGCTCATGTCAAGGTGCATCGCATCTATCGCTATCAGGGCCACAAGGCCGGGGATTACGTTTGCAACGCGCACGTCATAAAATTACTGCCCAAACAGGACGCGGCCTTGCTTTTGATTGATGGAGACCCGTCCAAGTTTGAAGACGCAATTTTTTCCCGCGACCCCGGCAAACCGGGACAGAAAATTACTCACGTTGGGAACGTCAAGGGCCCGAGTTTCGACACGTCATTCGAGGCCGGAGTCATTTCACAGCATGGGGTGACTAGCACTATAGAAGATTGTTTGCTCGACCAAGGCAGCTTCCCAATCGCCCCCGGTTGCTCTGGCGGTCCTGTCTTCAATGAGGGGGGCAGCGTGATTGGGATTGCCGTGATATATGTCGGACCCGGAGTTTCGCTCTATGTTCCCTTCCGGGTGTTAGAGGATGTCGCTGAGAAAGAAAACCTCGGATGGGCGTTGCGTGGACATGCTCATCCTTCCGTTCGAGAACTTTCGGGCTTGATTGAAGCACGCGAAAAAGAAGTCTTGGATAACTCGACTTCGGATTTTTTCCAGCTTCTCTTTGGCGTTCCACCCCAAAAGAAGTAACTGTTAGTTGTATGGCACAATTACCTTATCCGGCCCGGACCTTCGGGCCAAATCAACCTCGGAACGACGACACGGCGCAACGGCTGCTCTGGAAGATTGCCGAATTACTTTCTGTCGGCCTCGGTGGAAACGGCGTTGAGGCTGTCACCGGCGCGGGTACCTTCACCGGCCTGTACGGAGTCTATCACGCCTTGACGGATACAGTCATTACCTCCGTGACTTACACGGATGGCTCGACATTTCCAGGCGGCGCGACTGTGAAGGCCGGGGACCAAATCGCCGGTAACATCAAATCAATCGTTATTGCATCAGGCACCGGACAACTTTACAAACGGGCTGTGTGATTTTCTGTAACTATTAGGTGTATGGCAATTACATTGAATTCAACTGACCGTGCAAACATTTTGCAGGCCATCACGCTGCTCGAGGTGGGCACGGCTCCTGAACTGGTATATCCCTCGGGCATCCATGACGACATTGTCGAATTGGTTGGACGCGCCGCCGACAGGTCCGGGTTCGAGACCAAAGGCAAGTTTAAAGACCTAATCGCGAACGCGCCCATCACGACTCTGCTAGATTTTATCATCGCCGTTCTCGCCTCGCCGAACGCGCACATCGTATTCGCCCGAGATTGGCTCATCAAATCTTCGGCTGAACAATTGCCACTTGACGCTCAAATCAACTACGAACTTTCCCTCGGATTTTCGGCGGGCTCGTTCGACCGGCAGTTGAATGTCCAGCAACGCCTTCAGGATAAGCCGGTCAGCACACTGCTCCGGTTCCTCTACTATATTTCGACCTAACAAAAACTGGCTAGTTTTTGTTACAAAATAAAGCTTGCCTTTAGCTGCTTTGTGTGTCATACTTGGCGCATGAAAGTAATTAGTTTTGAACCAATGCCCGCTCCGAAACCGGAGATGGGAGTCGCCGGACGCATCATAATGGGCATTATAGAGGGTATCGGAAAGTTTATTGGAGCAATAATCGGGGGTGCAATCGGAATGATTTTCCTGATTCCGATTGTTTTATTTTTAGGGATTCCGGTGGTAGCGGCTTATTCTGCTTGCGGTTTTGGGGGAGTAATACTACTCCTGTTCTTATACCTGACCCCGGATAAAGAAAAATAAAATGGAAAACGTCGCATCATACGTGCGCGTGTCTGGGATGGGCCAAGTGGATAAAGAAGGCCCCGACCGTCAGCGTCAAGACATAGCGGCTTTTTGCTCTCGTCACGGTCTTAATCACACCGGAGAGTACTTTGAGTGTATTACGGGCACTGCCGATACTTTGGAACGGCCCAAGTTTATGCAGATGGTGAACGAGATTGTGCGACGCCGCGAAATTGCCGCCGAACTCACTCACTTCCAGCAGCCGGAGGCATTAATAATTTCAGCCATCGTGGTAGAGAGTTGCGACCGATTAGCTCGGACCGTCATGGTCCAGGAAGCGGCCATCGTCCAGCTTCGTAAGGCGGGCATCAAACTCTACGTTTGCAAGAATGGGACGCTTCTTGATTACGCGGCTGATTCTGGAGACCATTACCTGAACATGCAGCGTCAGATGTTAGGAGTGCTCGCGGAATTCGAGAAAGCTAACTCTTGTTATCGGTTGCGTCGCGCACGCCTGAACAAAAGGGCGAAGACCGGCAGATGTGAAGGCCGAAAACCCTATGGCGTCCGTCCCGGAGAAGATACCGTTCTCGCGATGATAAAGGATTTGAAGGCCGGGGGCCATACCGCGAACCAGATTGCCAGTCGCCTAAACGCGGACAATATCAAGACCCGATACGGGAGACCTTGGACCGCGGATAACCTCCGCGGCATTCTCCGGAATCGCAGCAAGATTCGCACTATCTCTAAAATCGTGAACGACGCCGCGCACTAACTGGCAGTCGCCCCGAACTCGGGCGACTATTAGTTGGTGAAAGTGTTCACAGACTATTCTGAGGATTCGGCGCACATGCTCCGAGTTTGGGTTCGCTCGTGGAAGAATCGCGGCTGGACTCCTCGACTTATTTTCAACGGCACGGCTAAGCAAGGGCGCTCGCTCAAGCTTTCGCCCTATGTCATCAATTTTTCTTACAAGCGCGGACCTCGGCGAATTGTGGACCACGGAAAATCGGGATGGCGCGAGGCTTCCCTTGTTCGATTTCCCGCGGGGACCCCCGAAGATTTTGTTCTCAGTTGCGGGAGGCCGCTGTAATGCTTCCGGCTGGACCAGCTAAAGAACTGGCTGCTCAGGTTGCAAAATTCCTTCACTCGGAAAAACCCCTCGACGCCGCGGCGCTGGTTGCGGACTACTTCCGAGTCAGGTTCAAGGCTCAATCGCACGACCCCGCGCAAGCGTGGCCTATCTTGACCCCCTATCTTCACGAATTGTTGGAGAACAACGGGCGCGAGGAAGCGGCGCAAATATTGTGGACGCCGAACCAGTTCACTTGTGAACCGAACTCGGTGAAGCAAGTTTGGAGTCTCGTAGATGAGTCTTCGATGTTTTTGATTGAAGGTGGAGCCAAGATGGGCAAGAGTTTTTCGACGGGCGTCTACTTTTTCTTGGAATGGGTTCGCGACCCCCGGTTCACAACCATTCGGGTATTGGGACCCAGTGAGGACCATTTGGAGGGAAATCTTTTTTCTCACCTGGTTAACCTTCATAACCAAGCCTCTATTCCGATGCCTGGAGAAATCGGCGAGTTGTTTATCGGCTTGAGTCGCCGTAATCAAACCTCGGCAATCAAAGGCGTGGTAATTCCGAAAGGCAACAACATCAAAGCCGGGCGGCTCCAAGGCGGGCACCGTATTCCCCGCCCTACTCCACACCCAGTGTTTGGTCCTTTGTCTCGCATGTTCATTTTCCTCGATGAAATTGAAAACATCGCAAAGGGCGTCTGGAAGGATGTTGACAACGTTCTGTCTGAAATCGAAGAAAAGGGGGCGCAAGGTTTCAAAATCGGGGGCGCGTACAATCCTACGAATCCATACGACGAAGTCGGTAAACGTGCGGAACCCGTCTTCGGATGGGAAGGCGTCAATCCCGATGAACATTTTCGATGGCAATCCAAGCGCGGCTGGTCTGTTTTGCGTCTCGATGGAGAACGCTCCGAGAACGTCCTCGAAGGGCGCATACGTTTCCCGGGTCTCCAGACTCGGCCCGGACTCGAAGCCATTGCCCTGAACGCGGGCGGGCGCAATTCGCCGGGATACCAGACGATGGGGCGCGGAATGTATCCGGCCACAGGGATAGAGGCGACGGTGATTCCCGCGGGAATGTTTCCAAAATGGAAAGGCGAGTTTATTTGGTATGAAGACCCCTCGCCCGTCGCCGCCACGGACGTAGCTCTCGACGGGGGCGATGAAGCAGTTCACACGCTTGGGCTCTTTGGCCGGGCGACCGGCATTAAGTTTCCGCCGTCCATCGAATTTCCTAAGGGCCGAACGGT